CGAGTACCTTGTAATCCTTCTAGGAGGGCTTCTTTGGTCTCACCCCAACGGCTTTCTAGTAGTTCTTGTGACATTAAATGTCTCCTTTTCTTTTAGTTTAAAGCCCTGCTAGGCGTTTAAGATCAATAACGTTATTTCTATCGTTATTAGCACTGTCTACAACCTTTGCAGTTTTGTTACCAGTTTGTTCAGTTAAATTAGAGGCTTTTTTAATGCCCTTTGTTTCGCTGATTACTGCTGGCAAGTATTTTTCAAAAGCGTTCTTCAATCGAGATGTCTGAACGTTTTCAAGTAAGTTAGTCATAATTTCTCTCTTCTCATCATTGAGAGGAGATAGAAGCTCATCCAATGTAGCATCACGCTCATTGGCTTCCTTTATAACTTTGATTTCTTTATTTTTGCTCTCAACAAGTGCTTTTGCGTTGTCTTGAGTTTTGATGGCTTCTGCCAACTGTTTATCTTGTTTAGCAATTTTTGCATTAAGTTTACGTACTTCCTCATTTTCATTTAAATGTGTAGCACCAAACTCTGTTGCATATGCTTCAAAGATACGACGACCAAAGTTGTTCTCACGAGCACTTTTGATGTCTTCTTTTAGTTGACCCATTTCAGCCTTAAGATGCGTAGATACAGTTGAAGCCATCTTCTTAGCAGATTCTTTTACAAATTTGCTCTTTAGATTATCAAGTTTGTTACGTGCATTTGATACAAGTCTAACCTTAGTTTCCACTAAGTCTTTCTTGTCTGCAGCAAATTCCTTGATTTCTTCAGCCAAAGCACCAACAACAAATGATTCTAACTTGGCAAATCCTGTCTTTGATACTTTACGATCTGTGCGTAGTTCTTTTAACTCTTCTGAAAGTTGTTTTACTAAAAAGCCGTTAAACTTATTAGCATTTTCTTTCATTGTGTTTTGAAACTTTACACGATCACCAGCAAGTGCTTTCTTCTCCTCGTTAAGAGCAGATATTTCACCGGCTAAGCCTTCTGTAACCATTTTATCTAGGGCGTCTACCATCACAGTCTTATCATGCTCATAGCGTTGTGCAAACTCCTCACGAAGTTCACTACGTACTGTCTCTTTGGCTTCTACCAATTTTGCTTCCCATTGTTCAGCAATTGCTTGGCGAGTGTCCTCATTGACGAGATCGCTATCTAATAGTGGTTTAATAGCATCTAACATGCGATTCTCCTAAATTTTTAGGTCCCTGATTAAACGAGAAACTTCGTCCTTCAGGTACTTTTGTATTTTGCCGTCTTTCCCAGACTCGCGAGCCATTTCTAAAATGTGATGTCCATGTTTCATGTTCATCAGTCCTTCATAAATTGCTTTTGGATAAGCATTTGGAGCACTGGGTTGTGCGACAACGTCTACAGTGACAATCTCAAAGTCACTGACACGTCCATTATGTGGATCAACGTTACCCGATCCACGACTCGAAACGCCCAATCTCACACCGGACTGAAGCATAGTTTTCACTAGCTCGCCCATTGGAGTTGGGAGAATTTTTAATTTTCCATAACCATTAGGTCCATCCATCCACATGCTTGTAATCATATGGCATACACGGTCTAAATTAATTTTGAGGTCATCTGGATGATCTACTTCACCAAGAACAGTTCCACCTTTGATTTGCTCATTAAGTGTTTCAACTGCTTCTGCAATTTGATTCACTGGATAAACACGGTCATTGGCATTCTTGATGTCACCTTGTATGCAGATGCCCTCCATATAGAGATCCTTACCGTCTTTGCCTTCAGAGATAGTCATCTTTGCGGCTTCAAAAGTAAGGTCTTCTCTTAGGTATAGCTGTCCCATATACGTGGTTCCTAACTAATTAATCAATAACACTTTTGGTGTTAACACCAGATGCTTGTGCTAAATCAGGCTTTGGAGCTGGTTTAACGTCTGGCTTCGTTGTGTTGTCCTGACTAACATATTTTGGTGTTGGGCGGCCTTCTTTACCTTTGTTGCCATCATCAAAGTTTACTGGATGTGCATCCATTCCCTTTTGACCTGAGTTTACAGCATATGGTGACTTACTAGCTGGTGATGTTGTAACTGGCTTTGGTGCTGGAACTAAATCTACGTTCTCATTAAAACCTTCTACTTCATCATTAACATCAATTGGCTCGTCCATTTGATCTTGCATTCCGTCCATTTCGTCTTGCTCGCCATCAATCTCATCTTGCTCGCCGTCAATGTCGTCAGTGTTATCGTCAACTTGACCCATTAGCTCTTCGAATTCACCCATTAGTTCGTCTAATTTGTCTTCGATATCTACTACACGGTCTTCTAACTCTTCTTCACCGTCATCATCATCAACGTCGATGTCAATCATTTCAATTTCTTCTTCATCGTCTTCCATTCTGACGCCTTGCTCTTCAGCTTCGACTTCATCAATTAAAGAGTCAACTTGTGATCCGCCTAATTCTTCTGACTCATCAATTGCTCCATCGCCTTTACGCTTGCCGAATTTGCCTCTTGAATCATCTCTACGATCTTTTTCGCTTTGACTTTTAGTATCTTCAGCACCGTCTTTGGCACCGTCATGCTCGTCTTCGCGATCGTCGTATCCTTGTTTCTTTTCTGTAATTTCTTCTTCAGACATAATCTCTTCGTATATGTCTTTTGACTTCTCAACGACTATCTCGTGGAAAAGTGCTTTTGCTCTCTTTTCGTCATCGTTGATAACGAATTCAATTAGTTGTTCAAATTTGTTCATAAAAATATTCCTTCTAAG